AACTGCTTCTAGAATTAATTCTTTAGAAACAGTAATACTCTTAAAGGTATTGAGAATCAGCATTTCATATTGTGCAGATTCTGTCCAACTCAATTCTTCTAGAATGGACGCAAGTCTATCCTCTCGTTTTTGATGAGAGATGATATAATCAGGCCCATCAAAGAAAAATCTAAGTCGAGCGATAGCATTCTCAATTTTGATATATGAGAATGTTGGTTCTACCATATTTGGTTTATAGAGAGGAATCTGGGTGAATGTGGATTTCCGCACATTGAAGAACGCATACCTCAAGAATAAAACAAATTGCGCGTTTGTTGCATATGACTGCAACAATTCAATCTGCTTTTGCTTATTGGTTTCTGCTTCGACATCTCCGAACATTTCTAATACTGATTTATACATGGTTTAAAACTCTGAAAGAGAACTCATCAAATTTACTAATTTGTTTTCGGTGAAATAATTGAACATTTTGCTTCTAGGAACAGATTTCTTTGTATATTCTTCGATGATCGCGTTCTGGTATTCCATTGGTATATATGAGAGATCAATCAATTTTTGATTTCTTTCAAACGCTTCCTTCAAATCATTTGGAATACTTTTAACAAATTCATCAACACGCTTTGCTGTCATTGGTTTTTGTCGTTTTCCATCCACCACAAATGTGTCAGAATCGGACATGATGTTCGGAATTCCATCGCTAGAATCTCCACGAACGATTTGTTCATATAAATCTCCCTTTGGATCAGGACAGTCAACAAATGCTTTCTTTTGATGACTGTATAGATTAATATTAGTAGAAGCAAGCAACTGCTTGAAGTCCTTGTCGTTAGACACAATAAGAACCTTTTCTTCAGTACCGTAGTGCCGAGAAAGAACAGCAATGATATCGTCTGCTTCACAGCGAGGAACAAGCATATTCTTATATGGCATATTCTCAGCAACTTCTGTGCGGATAGTCTTCAAACATTCATAGATCTTATCCCAGTACTCACTGTTGTCATCCCGAACCTTCTTACGGTTCGCTTTGTAATGACTAAAGATATCTTTACGCCAGTAATTACCTGCGTCCTGACAAATGATAAGATCACCATATTCTGAACCAAACTTATGTTTGATAGAAAGATAGGTGTTCAGAGTGATATGTCGAATGAGGTTGAGTGGATCTTCATTCTCAACAATAGACTCAGGAGTCTTGTACTGAGAGAAGATTGAGGACAGAATAATTTGGGTATTATCTACGAGTATCACTTAAATGCCTTTACGATGATTGTGTGTTCGTTGATTCTAGGAGACGATTCTGTTTCTTTTGTCTTCAATGCATCATATTGATTGGTGATACCACGGATACCACTATTAAAATACTTGATAAAGTCCTTTGGTTTTCGGACTGTTTTAGTGACACCCTTGCTAACATTCAGCAAGGAAGTACCTTTAACGCTAAACCCATCAACAGAAGATGACTCATAAAGACAAATCTTGTCAAGTTTGGTGTTATACACAACCAACTTGCTTGCTCCGATTATACTACGAGGATCCACAGAAGTCAATCCAAGATCTGTAAATTCTTTGAGGAATTTAAGTTTCTTGATTAAAACTTCAGCAGACTTCTTCTTCTTCTTTCTTGGTTTTCTTTCGCACTTCTTCATAGCATACTGACCAGAAACCGAAATGATTTCTGTGAGAAGATCGATCATCTTGCGAAGTTTAATCTTACCAAGATACTCATATGCTTCGTTGAGTTGGGGATCCTTCCCCTCAAGTGCTTCTATCTTCTCTTTAATGATTTCGGAATAGAAGTCATGAATCGCAAGACATTCGTATGTCTTCAATTTATTTCCAGTAATCCATGTGTCAATATTGAAAGACTTGAGAAACTGCTTGTAGTCAGGTGCTTGGACAAACTCGTCGAGCTTCATTTCAATATCAGAAATCGTGGAACAAATCTTGTTCTGAAGATTTTCCTGAACTGATGGTTTTTTTGTCTTAGGAGCTACTTCTTCTTTGATTTGTGTGTCTTTTGCTAAAGTAAGAAGTTGATTCATATGTTGAGATAACACAGTATGATCTCTTCCTTTGATAATACCTCCCAAAGATAAGACGCGACAATTCCCACCCATATCCCTAAACAACGGAGCATCTGCATCAATAGATCTAATCGACGCTAGGATCTCTTTAGAGATCGTCTCCTGTTGTTTACAGTAAGAGATAACAAACTCCCTGTACTCAGCAGGAGCGCATAGGTAGTTGTACCAATTGAGGGCGCGGCCGAGTTTACTGGATAGTTCCATATCAGAGAGTTTTTCACAACCCTCCCATAGTGGTTCGTCTCCAACCAAAGTCGTTTCGTGTTTTTCTAGTCTGCGCATCATCCCTCTATCATAGCATCTAAAATGTTCTTGTCAAGGTTTGTGGAAGACAAATACTGGCTCATATTTCATTACCCTTCCATTAACCTTGCAGAAATTTTTACATTTAGGAACACCATTTTCATCTACTCTATTCTGGCCTGGCATAGATTCCAATGCCATCTTTAGAGTGTATTTATACTTTAGTCCTAAAGATTCAAGAATTTTCTTACTATCATCCTCTAACGGAAGATACTCTCCCTTGATCTGAAGATCAGCAATATTCCAAAGTAGATAGCGATCTTTCTTCAATGATTCTGCACAGTTCTTTAATGTGGGGTATAGGAATCCATCCCTCCACGATTCATATGATGAAAATTTCTTATATGATTGGGTTGGATCTTCCGAATATGCTTCTCTATTAAAGTATGGAGGAGAAGTAAAAATCAAATCTACTTCACCTTTATATTGCGCAAATCGTTCATCTTCTCCTATGACTTCTGATCCTAATCGGAAAATATCATATGTATTTGTATGTGAGAAGAACGAATTACCTCTGTAGGTTTTTGTATTATAGAAATCTGCTAACGCACCATATTTACCATGCGGGTGCATATGCTGTGGATAGTTATCAGTATTTGGATCAGTGCCAACATAATGTATGTGGCGATCATCAGAAACAGACATAGCACCCAAAATACGGCCACCCCAACCGCAGGAGGGATCGAAAATAACCACTCTATCTTGTCCCGCACAATGTTCTGTAAATCGTTCATATATGTACTTTGCTGTTAGTGGTGGGAAATTCACTGCGGGTTGAATGTATCCAATACGGAAAGATTTAAAGCCACTAGGGAATACCTTCTCTCCCTTTTTGTAAACACGAATCGAATAGATCTTATCATCTGACATAGTATCAATATCAAAGGTAGAGTGGTGTCGATACGACATCTTGCTTCTCCACTCATTAACCTGATCTTTCGATAAGACAAGAATATCACTCTGATCTAATTGAAAATATCCTGTATTCTTACCTTCTCTTGGTTCTATCTGCTCCAATAGAAAATCATGTTCCTTGAAGATAGAAGGATTCGAAAAATACACATCCATCCACTCCTGTCCATTCGCAACATCAACAATTGAGTACTTAGTAGAATGTCGAATAGCAGATAGTGCATGGGAATAGAACGAATCTCGTCTAAGATGACGAGTCGCTCCTCTCACAACCCTATCAATAAAATCATCATTGGCTACCAAATCATAGATCGAATACCCATTATCCTTATCGGAATAATTGATTCTCGTCTTAAACATATTAGAAAACCACTGATCTGCCTCCACCCCCGCTCTGGATTTATTAATAATTACATCTTTGATGGAACCATCTGATAATTCATCGGTGTGTTCAAATTCATGAATAGGATGAGATTCGAGTTTATTAAAACTTTCGATAATTTCTGTCTCGTTTTTTCCCGTGCGGGGAGGACACCCATAAGTATCCCATGCGTCTTTTATAACTTTACGCATTTCAATCACCCACTCCCGAAACTCGTCAGGCGTCATGGCAAGTAAATCTTCAAAGTTACAATTCACATGTGAGTTTATCACATGATCATTACGCTCATAATAAGGTTTTGTTTGCATTGTCATATTAATTTATTTTCTTGTTTGTCAAATTTTTCTTTCCATTTATTGCCTTCGACAGCCTCAAGATATTCTTTTACTTTGCTAATCTTTTCTAAATTGTCTCCAAGCTTTCCAAGTCCCGAATTACACTCGATACAAAGATATCCTCTGGGGGTATCTGTATCGTGGCAATGATCTCTAAACATTACTTTGTTTCCATTTTTCTCATAAGTTTTTTCACATATTTCACAAACAGTTTTTTCTGTTGGATCGAGGATCTTGTGTGTTCTCCATACTCTTTCCGCCTCGGCCGAATCTTTTCTACCATTTGGTTTTCTACACTCATTACAAGTATTTCTTTTTCTGTTAATATCTCCAGTATAACCATTCTCATCCCAAATCTCTAAACCATAGGCCTGAGAGTTTTGGTTATCGGGGAATTCATCATATAGTTTTATTTCATCACACTGATCGCACTTTTTGGAAAGATTTCCCTCATCATTCTCAAATGGAAGGAAATCATTCCCATCTCGTTTATGCCCAGGCAAGACCGCAGGGAGAACAAAGCGTTCACCATCTTTTAATTTTCTTCCAATTTTTTTACACATTTTATTTTATTCTACTAGAAAAGTTCTTGATTTTTACATTTCCAATGATAGACATAGCCGGGAATCGTTCCTTTTTTCCATGTTATAGAACCAACTTTGATAAAGTTATTCTTTTCGTAAAATTTAATTGCTCTTATATTATCTGCACGAACCGATAAGTATACATCCCTGCTAGCAAATGTCAAGAACTTATCTAATGCAATTTGTGCGTTTCCATTACCTATTTGTGTATTTAGAATCTGCTTGAGCGTACATGATCCTTTTGGTGCTTGTACATCACCAATCATGTTGTTTCTTTTATAGATGGTAAACATGATTATAATTCCATCATCATACGCGCATTTACATGAACGAATCATACTATTGATATAGTCTGTACGAATATGAGGAAACAGTTTTCTGTTTACTTTAAATGCATTTGCGATTGCATCATAATCTGTTGTTTTTGCTAGATTCATTTGATTACACTAAAATTATTCTTCTTAACGAAGGTAATGTGATTTTGAAATTTATCTTGTAATAGTTCTTTAGACTTATGACTAATAACAAAAATATTTGTATTCTTTTTGAATGCTTTGAGAATATCCAAAAATGATTCAGTTGAAACATCATCAAGACTACCATCAAGAACCTCATCAAAGATCAATAGATTACAGTTTACTGAGTTTTTAAGTTGAGCAGTTGCTCTCCATGCAAAGAGAAGTGCAAGATCAATCTTTCGTTTCTCTCCTTCACTAAAACTATCATAGGTAAACGCATCTCTATGACGACTCTTGATTGTTTCAGTAAAATTTCCATCTAGTTCAAATTTTACAAAGAAATTCATTTGACTAAGATACTTATTAATAATCTTATTCATAATAGGAAGATAATGATTGATAATCTTTGCTTTAATACCACCATCTTTGATGAGATTACTGATGATACTGTAATAATAAGCATCTTCTAGATAAGATCTCTTCTTTGTAATATTGTCCTCTGTCTCCTTTTCAATACCAACAAGGAGTTCTTGTTCGCTACCAATATTACTTGCATCTTTTTGTAATTCAACAACACTAGTCTGAATTTTACCAATATACTTGTTGGTAGCAGCAATTGTAGAATTTTTCTGACTGATATCTTTTTCAATAGACAGAATCTCTTTGCTAATCTTTTGAATTTCAATCAAACGAGAATCTGTATCAGTAATCTTTGTGTCTAGTTGTATCAGACCGTCTCGAAACTCTGTCAACCTATCTGTTTTTTCTTTAACATGAGTACATTTAACCGTAGCATCAATCGACTGTGTACAAGTGGGACATGTATCATTTGTCTCGTAGAACTTTAAATTCTTTTCTGTAGATTTGATATTAGACACGATTTGATCATGTAGCGATTCTAGTTTATTCTTTGTTTTATTTATAACTAACGAATCAGTGATCGTCTCGGATATTGTCTCAAGATATGTTGTTAGTTCTACTATTTCAGCGTTCAATTCATCACATAAAACAATAGAATCTGTTATTTCTTTGGTGTAATTATCTAATGTTTGTTTGCTATTATTCTTGAGGTTGTCTATGAGTTTTACTTGACTATCTTGCTTGTGCTTAAGTATTTTAAGCATATCATCTGCGTCCTTCATCTCT